AGTTATATTTGTTAAGTGCCTCCATATTAGATAACACTTGACTTGACACCGCACTTGCATTAACACCGGACGCTCTTGCAATATTAACAACACCTTCCATTTGTTTAGTTGAGTCATATACTGATATCCCAACATCTTTAAATGATTGAGTTATTTGCCCAACTTCTTGTCCCGAAGCTTTTGACGCCGCATACATATCCTTAAAAGCATCAGTCGATAATACAAGATTTTTTCCTAAAGTCTCAGAAACTTGTTTTTGTATTTGAACAATATCATTAAATTCTCCACCCAATGCGGTTACATCAGGGATTGCATTTGCAATATTTTGTCTAATAGCAGCAATAGCCTCTCTACTGGCACCAAAAGTACCTAAGACTTCAGCAGCTCCTTTATCGACATCCTTTAATGTCTGTAAAATAATTTCAGGGTTAAAATTATCAGTAAAAGACTTTCCAAATTCAGCCCCTACTTTACCCATTGAATCCATTATTCCACCTTTATCTTCATCACCCATAACAAATGTGTTTTATACATAAATACACCAAAGAGTAGTTTTAAATTACGTCTTTGGTGTATTATCTTCAATTATCCTATCTATAAGGTATTTTCTAACATATGTTGGTATTTGAAAGAATTCAGTATATGAAGTTCTAATAAATTTAGCCAGAAAATAGTATTCTTCAATTAAAAGTTGTTGGTGATTAGAAGAAAGGCCGAAAAAACTCCACCCCAAACGCTATCTCAAATGATATCTTTTCTCCTGATGGGGTGATTGCGGCTCTCGTTAATTCTAACGAAGGTTGATTATCTCTAACAAAATTACGGATATATTTTGAATCCATAATTGGTAAATTATTTACAAATATAGCAATATTTGATTTATCGGTATCACCATTAACCTCCACTATATGTTTCATTAATCTAAGAGTAATTAGTGGTGCAGTTCTACCTACCGGATAAGTATCAACAATAGAACTTATTTCCATAGTGTCAGCATATGTTAATGGTCTTAATTTAACAGTTACTCCTGATTTTGGTAACACAGTTGTAAATAACCCATTTTCATCCGGTTTAAACTCTGTTTTTTTAATATTTAACTCATCAAGAATTACTGAATGTGAAAAAGTCTTATCTGTTTTTGGGTCAGTTAACGTTACATTATATTCCGGCCCAAACGAAGTATTTCTTAAAAATATAAGAATAGCTTCAACATCTCCGTCAATTAACTCTTCAGGTCTTAAATCGTGTTCATATAATTTATTTCTTAATAAGGACATAATGATATTGTCATTAGTTCCTCTACCGGCCATTAAAGCGTTTTCATCTGTTGCCGTCAAATAACCTACTTTAACCGATTTCTTTTTTGATTTGTAAAAAATACCACCCGACGGTAATTGTACCACATCGTGAGGTAAATTGAAATTCTCGGTTCCTGCATTTATAGCATCTTGTTCCATATAATTTTGTTTTTATTATAAATAATAGTAAGTTAAAATTTTATATAAAGTATTATAAATAAAAAATCCCACTAATGTGGGATTAATTTATATATTTTAAATTGAATTAGTATACTAAAATACATCTATCCATACGAATAGTTGCCGTGATACTCGCTAAAGCGTCTTGACTATAAGATAATGAATCAAAGTTAACATCACTTAAAAAAGAACCTTCTAAAATCCATTTTTCAACAACAACACCTGTTGGGTCTAACATCTCTAAGTCAATGTTTTTCTTGTACCCCGCAGCATATCCCATACGACCTGTAACAGATTCAGCACATAAACGAACCCATTCCATAAGTGCTTGAGAAGCTGATGGACCAATTGGGTCACGGAATTTAACATTGATTGTTCCCCAAACAAAACGTCCCGCAACATATGTCTCAGTATTTAAGAAAGGTATCGCTACCGGAGTTATAGTAATATGTGGTCTGGCTGCAGATTCTACAAACCATTCGTTAATCCCTAAAGATGAAGGGAATCGTACAATAAACCTATTTTGTCTTTTTGGTTCATACGGTATGGGCATTTTCATTAATAAATCAGCCATTTTTCTATTTGTTTTTAAATTTTATTTTTTTATCTTGTTTATTATAAATATAGTCTATTTAATTTTTTTCTCTTGACTTTTAGAATTAAATTTTATATCATTCTAGAAATCCTAGTTTTTATATTAATATTTTATTAACTAGTTTTTATTTATTAAATATTTTTATATATAATAATTAATTTAATATTCTTTTTTAATTCCTCCTGCTGTTGAATATGTTTTAATAATATTCTCTGGGTCTTTCTCAAAATGTTTTTTCACAACATCCACATTTTTTAAATCGTCATCTGAAAAACCTACCTTAGGGACAAAATAATTGTTTATTTTATTTTTAAAGAAAGCTTTCTTTTGTATGTGTTGAGACATAGCCTTAACATAATTAACAAATTCTTTTAAAGCTTTAATTTTACCTTCTTCAGGATTTGTGGCGGAACCTTCACCATAACTTACAGGATAAAATTTACATAAATCTAAATATTCTCTAATCATTTCTCTTTTAGAAATATTATCTTCATCCGCTAAATCTCTATATTTTTCTAAATTTTTAACTAATTCATTTGAATCAATTCCGTTAAGATTTGAAACTATATAATTGTAACAAGCCTCTTTTAACACTGAAGGAGTATGTCCTCTTGCCGTTACAATTGAAAATATTGAACCGTTATTAATCGCCTCGACAAAATCTGACCAAGCAGGTCCCGGTTTTGCAGTCATAGCATCTACTATAAATTGTTTATCACCTTTAACCCCAAAATATCTAAAAGGGTCATTGGCAAACCCAACAATCTCGTGTCCATCAAATTCAAAAGGTTCTTTTCCAATCTCTTCTCTATAAGTTGCGAAATCTTCTGTAGACATTCCTACTTCATCACCATCTTCGTCTTTTAACATTATCTTTGTCGGCATTGAAACAATATTATCATCCCAATCAAAAGCGTAGTACTTTTCATCCGGAGCACCAAACTCATCGATACCTTCTACAATTTTATTTTTTAACATAATTTTAAATTAAGGCTTAATTATGACCCACTATTACAATGGGTCATAATTTTATTATTATATATTCTCGAAAGAAGCTCCTGTCGGAGTAATATAGAACGTAATGTCTATAAATTCTAACGATTTGGTTGGTTTGATATAAATCTTACCAGTCATTTGATTTCTATCTAAATCAGCAGCGTCTGACGAAACTGTTACACGGAAATCATATAAACCTCTGTCTCTTCTGATTGCGTCTAAGATAGGGTTAACAGCATTTAAGAAGTCTTGTCTTACTTTTTGGTCGTTTTGTTCAAACAGTAATCTTACAGATACCGCAGAAATCAATTTACGAGCTTGAAGTAATAATCTTCTAACATTAATTCTATCAAGAGCTGATTGAGCAACTTGTAGAGTTTTGTTACCCCAAATTACCGTTCCAACATCAGAGAAAGTTGCAATTGGATTAACACGTCCTTGGTAAAGAACATCTCTATCTTCTTGAGTAAGTTTCTTTCTCGCTTTGATTGCGTTTACAATACCTCTTGTGTAACCTGCCGCCGCGAACCAAGGGAACGCAATGTTATCGGTTAATGCCAAGTTTTTAACAACTTCACCTGTTGGTGGTAAATAGATTTGTGTGTTGTTTACACTATCTCTAACCAATATCCAAGGGTAATAAGTTGCTGTATAGTTAGAATCTATATTAACTAAACTATCTACCGCCTCTTGAGGGTAAATTAAATCAGATGGGTTAGTTGTTGAAGGTACAAACATCTGATAATCAGGTGTTGTACAAATATATAACGAATCCGCTCTGTTAAATTCAATCATCTCAATTGCACTACCAACTAAGTCACCGTGGTTAACAGCGTCAATACCCGGTGTTACAAATAAATTAATATTTACTGCCTCAGGGTTTGAAAATGTTTGTTGACCTAATAAATAAGCGTAATAATCAGAATTTGCATAATCTTCAGTATTATTTCCAACAGTGATTTGTCTAAACGCTCCCCAACCTGTAGCAGATGGGTATCTGAAAGTAGGACAAGAACCTTTTTGGAATTGAGATTGACCTATTCTGAAATTATCAGTGTTAGTTCTTGATTCTCTATAGATATCCCAACCATCAAAACCACCTTGTACTAATAATGAGAATTTACGAGCATAAATGTTATAATAAGGATTAGACGCACTATCAGGGTCAGTAACAAATGGTGCTGAACCAACATAGAATTCAGGGTTGTTTGTTCCCGGATAAACGATTGATGCCGCATTGATATCCATATGGAAACCTCTTGTTTGAACACCCCAATCAGCGTAATCACTTTCAGTACATAAATTTAATGGACGTTGTTTACCTTTATATCCAAAGAAGTCAACATCATACCCTGCACCATATCCTGTAGAAATACCTAAATAAGTTCTACGAACATTATCACCAGGACTTAATTGAGTTACATTAGAACCTTCTGCGTTACCAAATGGTGGGTCAAATACTACTTCACCCGGAAAATCGTATTTAGTTTTATAAATAGGGAATGGTGATTGAGACGAACCATATTGTCTATATTTAAACCCGTGGAAACCACAAGGAATAGCGTCTATTGGTGAATCTTCATTCATTTCCACCATAATGTATTTTGAATTTAATTCATATTCACCATCAGTAGTACCAATTTTTTGAGCAATAAATGAAGCATTATTTGGGTTCATAGTACAATTTGTGAATTTTTCTAAAACTACCGGATTAGCATCATTATCAAAGAAATCTCTAACTAAAACATCAAATGTTTGATTACTGAATGACATATTAACTAAAGATATTTTAACTTCAGTATTTGCTGCACCACCATCAGATATTGTTGTAAATCTAAATAAGTTGTAAACTTTATTACCTCTTAATTCAGATACAACCCAAGGTGATACCGGTGTTTGATATTGTTCTAAATAAAACGCAATAGTATCAAAACTTTCATCTTTAGCTCTTGGTAAAGCGGTTAAATCACAATTTAAACCTCTAATATAACCTTTATTATATGAATAATTTAATAATGTTTGGAAATGTTCTTCAACAAATAATGGAACAGTTGTTCTTGGTTTACCAAAGTTAGACGTTCCAAATACTTTACTAACATTTTTTGAATCTGACTCACTAAGAGAAGTTTCAAAGAAGAAAGTATTACCATCTTTATCTGTTATGTTAATACCAAATTCAGAATATGGGTTAGTTTTAACAGTTGAATAGTTACCTGTACAATTTAATGTTACATTTGCAACATCATTTACTTGATACGTTGGTCCATCAGATGATGTACTATAAGTTGAAATACCTCTTGAACGTAAAGTTGTAATAACTACGTCATCAAAATCAGTATATGATGTACCTGTATACACATAAATCGTTCCGGTTACATTACCTGAGTAACAAGTTTTAATATTACCAATAGATTGAGAACCTGTATGTCCTGTTGTTGCAGGGTTACAAGGGTCTACTAAAATCATACAAACATTCCATAATGTAGAAACTGTTAAATCTTCAGATACTAATTGATATTCTAAACAACCTGTTGCAGAAAAATCATTAGACGTTACACCACTATCTTGGTCGATACAATTAATAACAACACTACTTGTACAAGCACTGAAATCAGCAATAATATTTGATAAATCAGTCCCTAGTGGTAAATAAACATTTATTGTTTGTGTATTGTAATCAATACTTGCACCGTTTCCACTAACACTAAAACTATTAAAACTAGCACAGTTAGACGATGTACTTGTTTGTTCTAAATTATCAATAACAGTGAAGAATGAACTACCACTATAATTAAAGTTACCATTATTATCAAACATTGAATAATACCAAACATCTGTATCAGGTGATGTATAATCACAAACACTTGAATCAACGCTATTCACATTAAATACGTTTGTAACACCAGTAAACCCTAATGTTTGTAATGCACTATAATTAGAAGAAGGTATTGGTCCGTAAATGTTAACTGATGTTGCGGATGTTGATAAAGTTGTTGATGATAAGATTACATTGTAAATCTGTTGTTTAATATCAGTACTAAGTGTTGACGTTGTACCATCAAAATTTTCATACGATAATAAAAATTTATCAGATATAATTGATTCATCTCCGGTTATACTACCAAAAACAATAGTATCGATACTATTATCACAACCTGAAAAAGGTATGGTAAATGATACTTCTTTAAATGCGTCACATTCTGCGACACAATCAACAACTGTTGAACTTATACAGTAAAAATCTACTGTTGATTTATCAACGTTTGCCACCGTTTTTATAGACCAAGACGGACCTGCGTCATATCCTGACAATCCCAAAACTCTACTTACAAACAATTGATTAGATTGTTGTAGATATGCTTTTGCGATATACGAAGCTTCATACTTCGGTATTTGTGTATTTATAAACTTTTCAGGGGAAGTTCCTCCGAAATAAGTTGAGAATTCATCAAAGTTACGTATAAAGATAGGTTCAAATGCCGGCCCTTTTAGGGTCTCACCAACGATACCTAATGTGGTAACACCCACACTCTGTGCTACGAAACTCAAATCAACTTCGGATGTATATACCCCAGGAGATACGAATACTTTACTGTTTGTTGCCATTAGTTTGTTTGTTTATTAATTTATTTTATATATAAATATTAAAAAAAAATCAAAATACTTTACTTCGTAGCAACTATTTATATTTTAGGTAGATTATTTTCTGCCTTTTTTCTACTTATGGATAAAGACATCAAAAAGATTAAAAATTTAAAGATATCGGTGGAGACACACGAGATTCTTAAAACCTACTGTGAAAAGAGGGGTATTAAAATGTACAGGTTTTTGGAAAGGTTAATTATTGAAAAATGTAAACCTAAAAAAGATATCTACGGAGAAGATTAAAGTAACAAATCTAATAGTTGGATTGTACTTTCTTTACTCTCGTCTTTTTTAACAACATCAATTCTTAATACATCGTTTGTATTGATTTGTAATAAAGTTAAATCACTACCATAATAATCCCCATTAATAAACACATCAAAACTCTCCACATTAATAACATCACCAATGTTAACATCTACGGTGTAGTTTATTTTTTGGTTTAAGGTGTTATTACCCACAACAAATAAAACATTTGTTTGGAAACTTTTACTTTCTTCAGTTATTTTTTTCTGTCTTTTAGTGTTGTTTGGGTCAAATTCTGCTGATGTTAATACTCTTGTAATAGCGGGTGCTACTTCAAATTCATCCTCATCAATTAAAAAACCTAACATTGTAAACTCATAAGTTTGAATGTAGTATTTTCTTTTTTCAACATCAAAAACAGATTCGTCAGTAATCCCTCCCATAACAATTGGAATATAATGACCTTTGATAACTGTATAAGCTTGTTTTGATGCAAATTTTTCTAAAATGATTTGATTAAGTTTATTTAACTCTCTCATTCTATTACAAATAATCTTAACTGAATAAGTAATGTCTACCGGGACCGGTTGTGGTATAGTATAAATATCCATTCCATTTCTCTGCCCATCCCAAGTAGGTACTTGAGCATAAAAGTATTGTTTTCTATTAGGGATATTATATACAACCGCAGGGTTAGTCCCATATTTAACTTCGGGAGTTCTAACAACCGTTATAAATGGTGGTTCAGCATTTTTATCTATATTTTGAAAATTCCAAGTTTCGGTAAATTGAGCCCAATTCTGTGTTGTCACCAAAATATCAACCGTTGGGATGGTTTTACCTTCAACAACCACTTTTAAATCATTTTTAACAAAATCTAAAAATCCTCTATCTAAATCGGCGTGCAATAAAGATTTTGGGAGATAAGTCCCGTCTTTATTAATTTTTTCTAAAAGTTCTTCACGTCTTGCAAAAAGAGTTTTAGATTCAGTTAGTGGTATATTTTTTTTTATTTTACTTGGTAAACCCATTTTATTGTTTTGTTATAAATATTTTGTTTCTTGAATTTATCATTTTAACTTCACCGGCACGGTATATTGGTTCTTCAGTATCTTTCATAACAAATGAATTATACTTATATGGGTTATAAGTTACAATATTATTATTTGGTTCACTCGGCATATCTTCACAAGGATAACTACAATAATCAACTAAATAACCAATAACAAATGAATGAACATTTTTTCTTTTGTCTTGTAATACCTTATCTCTACCTCCTTGTCTAACTCTAAATTCGACATCAACTAATTTAACATAATCAGCGTGAGTAATTACTCTACCATCACGACTTACTGAAAATGTGTGTTTATGTAAATTATAATAAACCATAACTCTATCACCTATATGATTTTTTTCTTCATCATTGGTAATAGTTTCTAATAACTTTTTATATTGATTTTCTTTAATTATAATTTTCATAATTGTAATATGTTGATAATGTTTTAACCGGTAAATTAAAATTATCTTGGAACCATTTTTTCATTGGTTCGTGCCAATGGTTATCAAACATAGAGTCTAAGTGTCTTCCATACTCACCCAAAACTTCTAAAGTTGGTGATTTGTCTCTAAAAGGTTTATGTGAAGGGTCATTTTTATCATAATAGTCAACATCAAAATAATGAAAAACAGAATCAGAATCTTCTTCACCTTCCCACTCACCTTTAAAAAAAATTAAAAAGTTTTCATTTTCCATATCAATATCAACATATCCGTCATCATCTACACCAAGACCATAAACCCAATCCATATCATTTGAGTTAAAGGTTTCATCAATATATTTGTAGATTGAATTAAATAATCTATTTTCTGTTATTACTACTTTCATTATAGACCTCTAAATTCGTTATTTGTAACCGGAGACGCCATAATAGTTCTATAAAATGACTTGTAACCCCCAATTGTGTGCTTGTTATCTGAAGTCACCCTTCCATCATTGTTAACCGTATAATATCTTACTTTATCTTCCGTTTCGTAGTATCCAATGTAATCACCATAACTAATATCAATATCCAATTCTTCTAAATCTCTTTGATAAACAGAGACTTTAAGGTTACCCGGCTCCATTTGGTCAATTTTAGAATTACCTAAATATTTGTTCTCAGGAGCCATAATTTGAACATACCCTTTGAATTCAACAGGTGGTAAAAACTTAATACCATCAGATACGGTCTCACCATAAACATCGTCCGTTTTGGTCTTATATCTATCAACACGATATAGAACTAATGTAAAGTTCATATCCCCGTGTAACCATTCAGTTCCGAAGTCCTGTTCTAACTTAAAATCCTCCGCTCCGAAGAACTTACTTATTCTTGTAATTGGTACTTTATTATTCATATTGATAAATATTATAAAATGTGTTATATTTCTATAAAAGAATTATTTTGGAGAACAATCCCCCAGAAAATACTAATCTTACAATCGAACAAAGAGCGTTAAATCTTCTTGAAACTTATCAAGGGGCGAATAACTATATCCTTAAATTAAAACACCAAAAAGAGACCAATAAAAGATTTTTCCCTACAAGGTCTCAATGCGATTATATTATTAATTATTACGAAGTTACACCTAAGGTAGCCAAACGATGGGTTGATTTAGACCCCTACTTTGCCAAAAAAATTGCCGACGAAAAATTGTTACTTAAAATCCCCGAACAGGTATGGGTGGAAAAGCTATTAGTTGAGAAAGAAAAATCCTACCACGTTTGGGGGAAAGTATTAGATTCTGAAACTATCCACGATTTTTGGCTACCAAAAGGTGCTTTAATTAAAACACACACAATTAAGAATGTCGAAATTGATTATGAAAAATATTCACATCGACCACCACTTGCACATCAAAAAGAGGCGATTGAGAAATTGGCGGGTTCCAAACGATTCATTCTTGCTGACGATATGGGTCTTGGGAAAACAACTTCAACAATTATTGCTGCGTTAGAAACAGGTGCAAAAAAAATATTAATTGTTTGTCCGGCATCTCTGAAGATTAACTGGCAAAGAGAAATTGAGAATTATTCAGATAGAAGTGTTTATATTTCCGAAGGTAAAAATTTTTCAATTGAACACGATTTTGTAATTGTAAATTATGATATTCTTAAAAACTTCTACGACCTCAAAGATAAGGACAATTCATTAATCACACAAGGAAATTTTGATTTAATTATTTTAGATGAAGCTCATTATGTAAGTAATGGACAAGCGGCAAGAACAAAATTAGTTAATAGTTTTTCTAAAAAATGTGAAAGAGTGTGGTTATTAACGGGAACACCAATGACTAACCGACCAATGAATTATTTCAACTTATTATCATTGATTGAAAGCCCGGTTTCTCAGAATTGGATGGCTTATGCTATTAGATATTGTCAAGGTTATCAGTTTACCGCAGGAACTCGTAAAATATGGAATGTTACCGGAGCATCAAACTTAGAAGAACTAAGGGATAGAACTTCTAGACAAGTTTTAAGAAGATTGAAAACCGAGGTTTTAGATTTACCTGAAAAAATTATTACACCTGTTTATCTAAGATTAAAGTCAAAACTTTATGAAGGATTAATGGGTGAATACTACGATTGGTATAATAAAAACCCTGATGAAAGTACCTCATTAACAGTTCAATTTAGTAAGTTAATGAAAGTACGTCAAGTTATTGCCGAAGAAAAAATCAAAGACACTATTGAATTAGCCGAGAATATTTTAGAACAAGATAAAAAAGTTATCATTTTTACGAACTTCACCGAAACATTAAACAGAATTGCGGAACATTTTGGAAAACAAGCGGTTAAATTAGATGGCTCAACACCAAAACCTCAACGACAATATGCTGTTGACCAATTTCAAGATAACGAAAAGATTAAAGTGTTTGTTGGTAACGTAAAGGCTGCTGGTGTAGGAATCACATTAACCGCTGCCGAAGCGGTAATCATTAATGACCTTTCATTTGTTCCGGGTGACTTAGCTCAAGCAGAGGATAGAGCATACAGATACGGACAAAAAAATTCGGTATCGGTTTACTACCCAATATTTGATAACTCAATTGAGGCAATCATCTACGATATGGTAAATCAAAAGAAACAAAACATTGGAACCGTAATGGGTGACAACTTAGATGAAAGAGGTGATTTTATCGGAGAAATTATGAATAAAATAAACAACCGAGGTTAATTCGGTTGTTAAGATATTTATCATAATAAACACAAGCCTATATGAAAAATACAGAAAACAAAGTTAATCTTATAATTGAAGAGATTAAAAAAAATGAAACGGATAAGAAAGTAACATTAATACTGTCAGAATCCAATGCCGAAAAATGTTCAACCTCTAAAGTTGAAGAAATTAGACAGGTATTTAACACAAACCCAAAAGTTAAAGATTTATTTAAATTTGCAATTAATAGAATTTTAAGAGATGTCTTTCCTGACAATTACTATAATAGAGGTGAGTATGCTGAAGGTGAAATGTCCGGAATATACGACTTAGAACAAGAAGGTCGTTCAGTAATCAATAAATTAAATACAAACTATAGTTGTTTCTGCGTGTTACTTAGAGATGTTAATAAAGTTTTATCATCACAAAGACAACAACCGATTTCATTTCAAAACTTAAATGCTTACGAACAAATCAATCAAGTTAAAAGATTCGTAACAATAATTGACCAGTATAAAACAAGAATCTTTAATCCCGAATCTTCGACATTCCAATCTCTTATGATGGTATTAGGACAAACCCACGCTTGGGGTCAGAGAAGAGAAGACACTACAGTTGAAATCCTTAAAAAACAATTTGGGGAAGACAACGTAAATGCTGTCGGAAAACTTGGGAGTAGTGAAGATATGATTGGTGGAATTGATTGTGAGATAATTGTTGATGGTGTAACCAAAACTGCACAAATTAAACCTTTTGGGTCTATCAGCGAGGAACATCACTTTATAATTGTATTAGGTTCCGGTAATGTTAAAAAATACAAAACAGATTGGTTAATTTTCTCAAAAAATAATAAAGAAATATTAATATTCGAGAATAACAACACGACAATTATTAATGGTAATTTTGTTTTCCCTGAAAAAAGTTTAATTTATACTCTTAGATGATATTTATATAGAAACACAAATCTATATGGCAGTTATCGCAGAACCAGAAAGAACCAAACTATATACAAGAATTAGACACCTTTTAGGTGCACCTCTTCGTTCTATTGAAATTGAAGATGAAATGATGGATAGTTTATTAGAATTATCTATTAGTGACTATTCTCAATATATTCAAGATTGGTTAATTGAATCCCAATGGACTTCATTGGCGAACTTAAATTTAGACACACAATCATTATCTCGAGCATTCATAACTAAAAGTTTAGACTATGAAACAAGATACACTTACGCTTATTCTAAAATTGTTGGGTTACAAGCCGGAGGTGATTGGGAACTTAAAAAAGATTACGTACAATTAGTTCAAGGACAACAAATTTATGAAATTCCTGCTGGAAGAGAAATAAATGAAGTAATGTGGTACACACCTGCAGAACTTAATAACCTATTATTTGACCCTTGGTCGTTTGGTTCATTAGGTGGTGTTGGTCTTGGTGGTCCCGGTGGTTTTGCTCAAATGAATATGTCAGGGTCATTCTTTATGGCACCCGCTTTTGATATGTTATTAAGAATGCAAGAAATTAACATTCAAAGAAGAATTATTGCCGGTGAGTTAACTTATAAAATTACCGCTTTACCTGAAGGAAAAAAGGCGTTACATTTAATGCAAACACCAGGTGGTAAATTTGATTTTGGAAACGCTACAATGTCAAGAGGTAAAGTTTGGTATTGGTATTATGATGTTGGACCTCAAGATAGAGATAAATGTTTAAAAGCTAATCCGGATATTATTAAGTTACCATCAGACGTACCATTTGAAGAGATTGATTGGGTTGACTTAAATAATCCAGCACAAGTTTGGATTCGTCGTTGGTTTACCGCATATGTTAAAGAAACATTAGCAAGAGTTCGTGGTAAATTTAGTGGTAATATTAAAACACCTGACAGTGAATTAACGATGGATTATACATCATTAGCAACAGAAGCTAAAGATGAAAAAACAAAATTAATTGAAGAATTGATTGGTGCTGAAGGTAGATTAACAAGACTTAAACCTGAAAAGGTTATGGAAAGAGAGGCACAGATTGCTGAAAATCTTAACAAACAATTAAAGTTTAGAGCAATGCCAAGACAAATATACGTAATTTAATTTATATGACATTTATAACAAGAAAAAAAATTGGGAACAAATTATTTGGGACAATGTCCAACTTAAACGTTTCTAATCCCGTTCAAACTATTACAATACCGGAACACAGAACTAATGGTGAAGAATTCATATTAGTTAAAGATGTACCAAATTGTAAAATTATTTTAGACCAAAGTAGTACGGAACATATCGTAATTAAAGCTTTAACAAAAGTTTTAATTGTTCCATTTATGGGTCTTATTGACGAACAATACGATGAAATCCTTATTGATAAGGGGGCGGCAGTTGAGTTCTTTAAGGTTGACGGTAACTGGTATATATTAAGTTCCGATGGATTAAAATTAGAATAAAAAAAAAGGTGTCGAATATGACACCTTTTCTGTTTTTAATTAATATGTTCTTCCCAACCAGGTTCGGCTAAATCATAAATATATTCTGAACTAACACCAACTCTATCCCAAAACTTTAATTCTAAATCGGTTATCGTTAATAAATCTTCAATAGTGTCTTGGTCACCCTCTTTATTTGGAACACCACCAATTAATTCACATTGAGTTTTGGTGAAGAATCCTCTATCTTCCGGATTAGCAATTAATAAACTTTCTCTTAATTCTTTATTAAAAACAATCAACAATGGTTCAACCTTTTTATTAAATGTGGAGATTGCTCTTGGAACATTATATTCTCCGGTTAAATCGGGGTTATTCTCAATTTCAGTTTGGTCTAACATATAACAATTTAATTGTATTGTTGAGGTAGACTTATCTTCAGGTTCCACACCATTTACTGATGTGAACAAATCTAACGCTTTTTTAGTATAATTGTTTTTGGTGATTTTTTGAACATCTCCGTGAGATGCCTTAACACCATTATTAACATAACTAATAACATCACCCAACGAAACTTTTAAGTCGTGTTTAATTGCTAATTCCATATGAGCCATTCTACTCATCAATGAACCCGCTTTAGTTTTCATACCACATCTTTTCTTATAATCTTCAACTGATAGTTTAACTCTCGCTCTTTGTGCGATTTGTTTTAATGGTATTTTTTGGTCATAGATTCTTTGATGATATTCAAAGTACCATTCAATAAATTCCTGACCTTTCCCTTCCAATAATAATTTCACACCTTTATCCAAGAACACCTCAATATACAGTGGTAATTTTTTAGATTTAATTGAGTTTCCGGTTAATTTAATCTTACCATTAGATTCCATTGTCGCATAATTCTTTCTACTTAAATTAATACAAGAATCCCAAGTTCCGTCACAATCTAACCCCATCTCACCTTTCATAAACAAATCGTTGTATTCTGCGGTGTCGGCATAATAACCTCTGTATTCTTTACCTTCTTCAACCAACCAATTCAATCCTTTTCCGATATAAACTCTATCATCAACACCACCTTCAGGTAAACTAAAGTTAACACCATCGGTATCAAGTACCAAAGGAGTATAACCTCTCTTAACAAAGTATTTCACCATTTGACGAAGATATTGTCTTCCGGTACAAGTAATTCTTTCTCCACTATTCATTTCACCCCACTCATAAACGTGTGGTGCCGATAATCCACCAAACATCGAGTTGATGAATATTTTTAATGGTAATTGTTTTCTATCGTATGAAAGTGATTTTTTAGAATCAATTGATTTATACTCCGACGCCAAGTTTTTATACATAATACGAGCATTACGGAAGTAAGTTAACATTCCTTTCATTCCACCCATCACATCACACTCAGGGAACACATCGTGCACCAGCTGAATAGACGGGTATAGAGACGAGTAGTCAAGTTTAAGTACATTGGTAGAGTAACCAACTTTAAGTAGTCTTGAAAGTCCCCCTACGAAGTCTGTCTTTTCTTCTTTTTGAGGGATTGCCAAATTATTTTTATATGACCAAGCTAACATAATCATTCTCCATAGAGTTGCGGTTCCCATTGTAGAAACTCTTTCATATGTTGTTGGTACCATAGATGCTAATAGAAACGTTCCCTGATTGAATTCATCATCCACCGTTAACGTTTCCTCTAAGTCATCGTCAAGATATCTTTCAACAATGTTATCACCGGTAACCTTTAGGTATTTACCCGGAAATCTTGTATCTAAATTATCAAAATCCGGATTGTCGGCTCTTTTATATTTTCCGTTCTCAACATTTAACCAATATTCTTCTTTTTTAGCATACATAGGACCAATCTCTAAGTGGTCAATATAAACTCGGTCGGGAGCCTCGGCTTTGATGTATTGAGTTATATATTTTAACCCCGCAGATTTAATACTTGAATTGATTGCTTGTGCTCTACGAACAGAGTGAATAATATCAATAACATTATATCCCCACAATTGAGTTTGTGAAAATCTTTCAACCTCGTTGGCAAGTTTTAACATACCGTCTTTTTGAGAGATAGGTCTTGCCGGGTTTAATGATTTAGCAATTTTTTTGATGTCTAAGTTAAGTGCCTTACATCTCTCAAATATCCAAAACCAGTCGAAGTTTGCTGAATTGTATCCACCAATGATTGATGGTTTAAGTTCATCAATAATATTGAAGAACTCAACTAATCCTCTTCGTTCTTGGTCTTCATTGGCACACTCAATAACTTTTTGGTATCCTTTATTAGTTTTGATTCCAATCATAAATATACGACCATCCTTTGGTTCCAAAGCGGTCGTCTCCAAGTCAAATCCGAGTCTCGTAATGTCATTGTATTCTTCATACCCTTTGAATAATCTTTTCTCTCTTGAAATAAGGAACTGTTCAACCGGTGGAAGTACCGTTAACTTCCCTTTGGTTTTTTCACCCCAAGGGTCCACACCACCCTCTTTGAAGAATTGGATAAGTGAACGATAACCCTTCATTGATTTAACCATAAATTTAAGACCTTTCTCTAATCTTTCATTACCTTTGGTATCTAATTTATCAATGATGATTCCGTGTTTTTTCATTGCCTCTTTTTGTAAGTCTTTAGATTTTGAATAAAAATTCAAATCTCTTAAGTCTCCAACCCAAGCAAACGCAGTAAATGTATCTTTTTTAATTATCTTTCCCTGACCAGGGATTTCTTTGATTTTGTAGATTGAGTCTGATACATAATCATACTCAATAGCAACTATGTGCTCTTCAGGGTCATTCCCCTCAAGGAATGCTTTGATTTCTTCTTGTGTTACCATATTATATTTTTTTAGAGTGACATATTAGCACCGACATAAGTCAGGTTTGTCTTGTTTCTATAAATATATTCAAATTAACGGATTAAGTCAAATGGTAAAAAAAATCCCCTCCGATAAAGAGGGGGTTTATTATTATTTAATTAAAAGAACATAATCAAATCTTCCTTTTTTAGGGAGTGTATCTTCATCTTTTAACTCAGATGAACTACCCCATAATGTTTCTTTTACAAGTTCATATTGGAATTTAATTGATTCTTTAAGTATTGTTTTAAGTTCTAAAACTGTTGTAGTTTCAGTCACACCAAAATTAGTTAAGTATGATGTTAGTTCACCTTTTGGTGTTTCTTTATTTATTGTAATTCTTACTTGTTTTTCCATATTTATAATTTTTTATTTAATTATTTATTAATCCCACCAAACCCAATCATTAAAGGTTTCATAATTTTCATCGTCTGTAAGTATTGATGATGAAATTTCTGTTTCACTTACCAAATAGATGTAGTAGTTACCATTCTCATTAATTGTCACTACAAATCCATCACCACAAGCATATGTATTATCAAAACTAGTGTGTTCAGTTACAAGATTATTTAATCTGTTACCATTAAAATCATATAGATTAATATTTGTATTACCACTTAAATCGAAAAATATATACATAAATTTATCATCTCCAACCTCAATATTAAATATAGGTCCTCCAAATTCACCATACTCATATAAATCGAAGTGTTGCGTATAACCTGTTGATGATAATATATTATATTCTTTAGTATTATAATCAACAGATAATAATATACTAGGATATAAAAAATCAGGTCTAAATTTACTTTGAACGTAATAATAATAAGTTGTACCTGAATTAACCAAAGTATTACCTGTTTGAAATAAATCAGACATTTCGTTAATATAATAATCATCACCTAAACGATTACTAAACAGAAATACACCCCCAGCACTTTCAGCATTAAATTGATTTGGTCCACCAAATTCAATTCCTGAGATTGTATCACTTACCACACCTTCTCCGTTAATGTGTACAATGGTACATCCGGTATAGTTATCATCTGTGTAAAATAAATTAACAAATCCGTTACCAACTGAATATTCCTGATGACTTCCATTAGCACTTCTTAAAATACCACTTGAAGTGATTGTGACACCACTTGAATTAATAACTAATGAAGAAGCGTTACCATCACCATTATCACAAATTCCGTTAATTATATCACTAGTTCCCAAAAAATAATATAATGTTTTATCACCGGTTCCGCTATCTTGAAAAACATATGTGGTAAAATCAGTGTCACCACTTAACATATAAATTAAATCACAATAACTAACCACATCACCTAAATTATTACCATTTACAACCGTAGCGAGTCTTATAACAAAAGCTTCAGAACCACCAGGATTTGGAAAACTATTAGTATTTGAAAAAATCTCTCTATTTTCATAATTAACCGCTACGTGTGTTGTTGTATTTAATGTGTCGGTGTTACCGTCATATTGGAAGATAAGGTAATCGACATTAGTATCACTACTATTATAAAAGAAACCAACTATTTTATTATCTCCGTATGGATTTATGTAATAATTATTGTAGCTATCACCTGTAAGGGTTATTGTTTGTAATAAACTTCCATCGGTTTCATCATAAAACTTTAATGTTTGATATAAATAATTATTAGAGTCCTCACGTATTAATTCAGCAATATAACTACCACTAAAATAGGTAATAATATTTGAAGTATATGCGGTACTATTAAAAGTACTAAAATCTAGTAAATCAGAACCATTAACAATATAGTTAGTCCCAATGTCGGTATTATTATCAATAATTTCTATTGTAAAATTACCGTTTGACATAACACCGTCATAATTATTGTTAACGTCAAAAGACTGATATGTAGTGTCGATGGTTAAGGTATAAACATTTTTACCGTTAAAATATTTTAAGATACCATTAAAATAATCAGTGAAATATATCCATTTACCACCTAAAACGTCATAATCGTAATCACAGTCACAATTTGTTTGGAAACTTTCCAAGATATTACCTAAAGAGTCTGTAAAAATAGCCCATTGTAAATTACAGGTATTATCGTTTTCGAAAAAATACCCGTATCCATAATCTGTGATTGGATATACATCATTAATGTACCATCCGGTGTAATCAACATTTAAGTCAAGTACTTGAGCGGTTAAATCATTAAAGTCTAATGTTGCAGCTCCGTAATTATTATTTTCAACTATTTTAGAAACAAAAGTAAATGTATTACCACTAGTACCTTCGTTTATTGTTATCTCATATGTGTAATTGTATTCCGGTATATATACTTCATACAAACCATTATAATTTTCATTTAAGTAGTTAAACGGAATTGTTTGTTCACCTAAATCAATTGTACCCCCCGTTAATGGATTAAAAGTTACAGTTGCGGTTTGACCACTTAAATTGTTACTTAATATTCTTACTCCTATTGCCATAATTTTTGTTTTTTATTTATAAATATCTTTTATTAATTGTTTGTTGTTAAATAATTTTATTTTTTAGTTTGGAAAAACATTTAACGATAATACTCCTAACAGTGAAGACACCATAAAATGTATTTGTTGGGATTCCATCGCATAATAATTCTAAACTTGCGTTTGTGATTAGGAATGTTAATGAATTACTATAAGCAATTACCTCAAAAATGTTTGGTGTTCCTGCATAGTGTAATCAATAATATTACCGTATTCCTTAATCCAATTAACACATTCCTCTTGTGTTGTGTTTGACAAGACTATATTTCCTGTTTCTATTTCTATGACATCGTAAGTAACCATAATTAACTAAATGTGAGTGTTATTGTTTGTGATGGAGCACCTACCGTATATTGATTGGTACCACCCCAGTTTGCATTATTAATCATAGGTCTAAGAGCATATGTACTAGACACATCACAACTAACAATGTTTGAGAACTCAACGGCGACCCCACCAATTTTAGGTATACCACATCCTGTACCAACTCTCCAAGACACACTATTAATAGTTACATCAGTTACTGTGGCGGTTCTTAACCCATTCGCTAAGGACTGCACTAAGGTTGGGTCACTGACAGTTATTGAATTTCCATTTGTACTTGACCATACAAATTGAGTATATGTACCTGTTAATTGACTTCTAAATGTATTCCAAGCAGTTTCTATTGCGGATGATGGTGCGGTTGCACCCGTGAACGCTTGTGAGAACGTTACACCAGTCACTGGCGTTGGACTCGGTGTTATTGTAGGTGTTGGGGTATTAGTTGATGTTATTGTGGGAGTTAAAGTTGGGGTTGGCGTATTTGTCGGAGTTTCTGTTGGCGTATTTGTTGGAGTATTTGTCGGAGTTTCTGTTGGAGTATTTGTCGGAGTTTCTGTTGGGGTTATTGTATTTGTTGGTGTAATACTTGGCGTAGGTGTCGGAGTTTCAGTAGGTGCAATAGTGTTTGTCGGTGTTATTGTAGGCGTCACACTTGGTGTTAATGTCATAGTAGGC